GCACCAGCAGATGGACAGCAAGGACAAACCCAAGCCGGACAAGGCGGAGATAGCCAAGGCGGCCAAGGCCAAACAGAAGGTCCTCAAGGACCAGGAAATGGTGAAGAAGTAACGCAATGAACTTCGTCTATAAATACCAAACTGTCGACGGCTACGGCCGGTACATTTGGGCCGAAAAGGTTTTCAAAAGCCAGTCGGATCTATTCAAATACCTAGTAGAGGAGAAGGAACTCGTTTTTTCGCAGAAAAAGTCTATCACCAAGCGCGCCGAGGGCGGCCTTTCAGCTACGTTCGCCACTTTGTGGGAGATGCCTAAAAACACAGCTCATAAGGCAAAGCCTCTTTATGAAAACGATAAGGAAGCCGGGATTCTGAAACGGACCATCCTGGCAAATACTTATTGGTGGATGGACAGCCATTCCGATGTTCATTTGGGACGGGGCGATGCCGGGGAAGAAGGTACCGCGGTATTCACAAATAGCATCAAGGGACGCGAGAAGAAAATTCCACCTATTGATCAGCACAATTATAGCCTGGACGGCCGCATGGGCAAGACCCTGAAGCTTTATGAAGCGCCGATATCATGGCGGGCGCTGGGCGTGGGTAAAACCGGCATGACCGAGGGCCTGTTTGCTGACGCGGAGATCCATAAGGACATGAACGAGCGCCGGTATAAGGACTACCTTAACGACGAAATCGACCAGCACAGCGTAGGTATGAACTACGTGGATATCCAGCTAGCGGTGAACGATCCTGAAGATTACCCTAAGGAATACGCCGTCTTTCAAAAGTATATCGCCAAGCTGGGCAACCGGCAGGAGGCAGAGCGCAAAGGGTATTTCTTCGCCGTGGCTGAAGCCAAGCTCGGGGAATACTCCGCAGTAATCGCCGGATCAAACGAACTTACGCCAACCATGGGGATATCTCCGCCGTCGGGTGACACGGGCAAAAGCGCTTCGGGTGAAGCCAACAAAGGACTTATGGAGGCCATCAATAAATTATCACAAAAACTTTAAACCACATATTTCCAATATGGAAACTATTGAAAAATCACCCGAGATTTTGGCTATTGAAAAGGTTGCAGCACAGGTTGACGGATTCAAAGCACAGCTCGGCGACCGCGTCGTAATGAAGGATTTTAATGATGCAAAGAAGGCCCTCGATGACCTGAAGGCATCCATCGGCAAGTATTCCGAAAAGGAGATCGATGCCGCTATCAAGACCATCAACGACGCCAATGCGAAGCTTCAGAAGCAGGTAGAGGAAATGACCGAAGACCTGGCCAAGGCTAAGGAAAAAGGCGGCAACGCAGCCAAGGCCATCACCCTGATGGATGAGACAGAACTGAAGGCCCAGGTTGTAAAGATGTTCCCTGACGCCCGCACAAAGACGAAAGACGGCATCAAAATCGAGCTGAATCGTGATATTGTCCTACGTACCAAGGCAGCGGAGATCTTCGGCTATCCTCAATTCTTCGATGGCGTGAACGGCGTAGCCACGGACTGGACCGCATTCACCGGCCGGGTCATTGACCCTCGCCTGTACGAGCGCAAGCGCAAAAAGAACTTCATCCTGGATAACTTCAGCATTCCATCGATCGACGCCCCTACGTTGATCTATCTCGAGAAGATCGAAGTAGCAGGAGCAAACGAGTCCCAGGAAGATACCGGCGGCGCTGACTGGATTACATCCGGTGGACAGAAGCCCATGCGCTCTTTCCGCGTTACTTCTACCCAGGTAGAGGCTAAGAAAGTAGCCATCTTCGGCACAGTGGAGGATAAACTGTTGCGTGACGTGCCCAGCCTTCGGAACTGGATGCAAACTGATTTTTCCCAGGAGATCCGCGAGACCTACAATGATGGCCTGCTCAACAACGATCCAGCGATCAACGAGGATGCGCCTCTTGGACTGAAGGAGCACGCCGTGCAATATCACGACGTCGCAGGCTTTGTAATCGCCAATCCGAACGATATCGACGCGATCATCGCGGCTATTGCCCAGCTCGTGCGTGATCACGAGGAGGCTGCGTACGTGGCTGTATCGAGCGATAAGTACTATCAGTTGTTCGCCCTGAAGGACACTCAGCAACGCTATCAGAATGCCAACCTGGTATACGTATCATCGGTAGGAACTCTGTATATCGCCGGCGTGCCGATCATCATGGCCGATATTGAGGATGTGCCTACCACGCACTTGCTGGCGGTTGGCGTTGATGGATTCCAGATCCGCAACTACGGTGGCTTCGTGTTCGAGGCGGGCCTGAACGGTGAGGACTTCCGTTATGACCGGACGTCGTTCCGCGCATATCAGGAGGTACTTTCATACATCCCGTCGCACCGGTACAACTCGGTGATCTATGACACATTCACCAACATCAAGACGGCCATAGCGTCTTAATTTTTAAAGGGTTCATTTGAGAAAATAATTTCAGATTATGAGTAAATATGAAGATACCCGCATCGTAACGTTCAAGGAAGATTACGGCGTGGCAAAGACGGACAAGGATGGGAATGTGGTAGTGGTCGACGGAAAACCGCTGATGACTATCTACTACAAGAAGTCCACCGGTCCGAAAGACAAACACGCGATACACTACAAGGTGGTCGATAAGCTCAAGAAGAACGGCGCAAAGATGGAGGTTGAACATTTCGATCGTAAATCTTACGTCAAGGAGCAAAAGGAAAAGTTCTTGAAAAGCGATAAGGCACATATCAGTGTAGAACGCAGATGATAATTCTACCAGTAGACTTTGTCGATCGTCCTTATAAAGTCCCGAATCAAGAAGAGGCTCGGGACTTTTCTTCTTTGCTTGACGGCTGGGAGGAGGGCATTGCCAACGGAACATTGCCAGATGAAGCGGTTCGTCTTCTTGGGGTTGATCTGTGGGACGAATTTTCCGACGCGCTGAATACCTCTGGTGTTATCGCTGATAAGTGGATTAGGCTGCGCGATGGCGCCACGTACACTTATGGAGGCAAGACGAGCACCTACCTCGGTTGGGTTGACATGATAAGGCCTGCATTATATGCGCTGTGGATTCCTACGACTACGTACAAGCTAACCAACATCGGGTTCGTGGAGAACAATGCCCCTGAAAAAAGCTCCCTCATGGATGATCAATATCCATTCGTTGTGAAATACTGGAATGAATTTGTGTCAAGGGTAGGTTTTGGGTATAATTGTAGACGTAATTCCTTCTACGGATTCATGGAGGCCAACAAGGCCGATTACCCGGATTGGGATTTCAAGGCCCCAGAACTAAAAAACAGGTATGGTCTTTAAAAGAATCGGGCAAGGCATTCTTGCTGTTATTATCCTGGCTATGGCTATCGCCTTTATCGGCCTGATATCAAAACTTATCTGGTTGTTATTCCTCTTCGGATTCACCGCGATATGACACCGGTAAAGATAAACGGCAAGACACACGGCTGCGCCTCCTCATACGAGGAAACGAAGACCAGGCAATACGTCAGGATCGTTAAAGAATGGGATCAGGACAAGGACATAGCCGACCGGGACTATTTCAAGCTTCAAAACATCCTGATGGACACCGCCTATGTCCGAAACGATAATGACATTGTGAACGATATCACGATCATGGATTGCGTTGGCTGGATAATTACGCAACCGTTTGAATTTAACAAGGAATTGCCAAAGGCGTTGGAGATCGGCGGCAAAACAATCCTGATCCCTCGTGAGCCATCAGGTTTGAGCATAGGCCAGAACATCCATCTACGCCGTGACTACCTTGATAAGTCTATCTGTCTGGAGGAGAACATGTCGATTGCCACGGCCATATATTTGCAACCAATCATCGACGGCGGCAAATTCAGCATGTCTCGCGCCCGCGAGCTGGCAAAGGAGATTGACGAGATGTCCATCAGCCTTATCTACCCCATAGGTTTTTTTTTGCTAAATCGTGCTATGACCTTTGGACTTCCTTCCGAAAGTCTATGGAGCCGAATCCTGAGCAGCCCAAACAGGATGTTCGTCAGAATGTTGCGCGACTTGCAAAAGTACATAGGCTCACGCCGTTCGACGATTTAGATCTCATCGATAAGTATGCGGCCCGGTTCGGCCTGGACCCTGACAAGGTATACTACGATACTAGTTTTGGAACTATTATCAATTTCGCTGTGAAGTGGAAGGAACAAGACGAATTCCAAGAACGGTTTAATTTCATTTGGCACGAGATCCACACTGTGCCGACTTCCACATAAAATCGTTACATTTGGCTATGGCTACCATCATCGAGACACTTCAAGAGGCTACCGACGATGCCGGCTTTCAGGGCCTATCGTTCGCCAATCTACAGGAATTCAACGCTTTCATGGACTCTTTTACATTCGAGGAATACCCCCGAAATGTGATAGTGCCATTCACCATGAACGGCGTGCTCAAGAACAATCGAAAGAAAAAGGTGATCCGGCTTCAGGGATGGGCGCTTACCCGGATCCAAGAGGATACGAATGATTGGCGCAGCATCAGCTTGGAGGTGGACTATATCCAGCCCATGCGCGAGCTCGCGGAGAAATTCCTTGTGTCGGTGATCAATTCAGACCTGACGGACGCCGAGGTGGAGGATGTTTCTTATAGCATCACCCCGGAGTACATGTTTCTCGCGGCTCACCTTTTTGGGGTATCTTATACGATCAACTGGTCTGTTTCAGGGAAGATATGCTAGACATAGCTAAGTCATATCTCGATCTTATTACCGGCACCGGCGCTGAAGTGGCCGCGGCCAGGCTGAAAATCTGCCGAGTGTGCCCGCGCAAGATGCCTTTCGTTGGGATCTGCCGCAGGTGCGGGTGCCCAATAACCGGGAAAACAAGAACTACGAAAAAGCCTTGTCCATTATGGAAACAACAACCGACCTCCTAAACGACTTCCTCGCCAGGGTAATCGATGAAATAGGCAAGGATGCAGCGTCTAAGAAGCAAAAGGTCCCCATAGCATCACTGCGCGGGGAGGTTACTCTGGACGGTGAGACCGGCGCCAAGGCATTCCTATACGCTGCTGATTACTTCAAGTACCTGATTTACGGCCGCGGCCCAGGCAAGGCGCCACCCGTCGACAATATGCGTGCATGGGTAGAGGCGAACCCTGATGCGCTCGCCCGGGCCAAGCAGGTATTCAAGTACATCACAGCCAATCAACTCGCCTTCCTGATCGGCCGGAAGATAAGCCAGCACGGCACCGATATATATATGGGCAAAAAGCCAGGTATTGATTTCCTTGGCATTCTCGAAAAGAACACTCCTGATCTATTCAAGAGCATTGCCATGAATGAGGCTATCCAAATAGGCACAGCATTAAAATCCGCAGTGAGATGAGCACGATAATAAGCAGACCGATAAAAGATTTTTGTGCCTTCAATGCTGTTGGCAACCCTATAGTATATACGATTGAGCGATCGGATTCCGGATTCAACTTCATGAACGACGTAGGCGGGTTTGCTCAACTTGAAATCAGCGCATTTGACAATGCATCATTCTGGACGATCGGCAACACGATATATATTTCTAAGGCGGGCTATAATTTAACAGCCCATGTCACGGCATCAACTTTTACTGGCGGTAATACGTATGTAACAACGGATACGCCATATATTCCGTCGGCTGGATCTTCTGGCGGACATGCGAATAATCTTGATAAGAGAACTGATTATAGGATTGAAGTTGAGGTATTCGATTACGATACAAATGAATCATTAGGGCCAAGAATAACATCAAACCCTGACAATGCCGGCATAGTTAAAATAAATATTTCTGGTATTGTATCTTCATATATATATGCCAACTGGTCGCCTGCTTCTGGAATTGAATCGGAAGAAGAAACATTTAAAAAGGTCTATATAAAAACTGAGGATTATTTCGACGGAGAATATACTTTCACGGAAAGTGATGATGCTCACCCAATATTCTGCGTCTTCGCCATGATCAATCTTTTGCTCGGATATCCTCCAGATTTTAAAAGGTATCCGCACGGCGGTAATATGTTATCGTTTTTTCCGGGCACAGAATTAAAACAATGGATAACACGATTACCGGCTGTTAGCATGTGGCGAGGATGGCCATTTACTATATCATTTATTAGTCCATACGTATCATTAAAAAGAAGAGTAAAGCAAAATGATTCAACCGGAACGGAAATAGACAATACAGTTCAGTCGTTTTCTGTGACCGAAGGTGTAAACAGGATGGACATAGGAACTCTTCAGGACAACGCAAAAGAATTAATCGTAACGCTTGAAAGTGCTGATGGCCTTGTTCAAATAACACGACCTTTGACAGTAAAAGTCAAAGATCCATGCCTCTCGCCTGTATTGTTATTTTGGAAAAACTCTCTCGGTGGAGATGCTTTATGGATGTTCGACGAATCTCAGGAGTATGTTTATGCATATCCTTCAGGTCGAAAAGTGACCAGGATGAAGCTATATACTGATAACCTTGTTCTCGGAGAATGGGATGCTATCAATGAATTAAATTCTCCAACTGATGTAATTGCATCCAACATAACTGATTACGGAATGGATGATTCAATAGACAAGACTCATTTCCGCAACGACAACCAGGTATTCATTATAAATCAGGACGGAGAAAAGGTAGGTGTAATTGTTATTGAAACAGATAATACTACCAAGACCATGTATAAAAAACATGCCGCAGAAATAACTATAGAACTTCCTGAACTGTTTACTGTATGATCACTAAAGAGCTTCGCTTTAACGGTTCGTATGTAGACTTGATGCCGAATACTGTTATCGCTTTGACATTTCAGGCTGGAGATATTGGTGACTTGAGGACTCGCGCAGCAGACTTCACTCAGACAATAAACATTCCAAAGACGATGAACAATCGTAAGTTATTCGGCAACATCGATCTTGTTAACTCTAGATCTACTACTCCTTATCGGAAAGGCCGCGTTGATTACTGGCAATCCGGACTAAATATAATTACAGGAGGCACAGGCGTTCTCACGGAGTCAGACGAATTCTACAAGCTCAGTGTTTACAACGGAATCGTTGATTTCTTTATCGCTATCAATGGTAAAAACGTAGATGATATTGACTTTGGCGTTTATGAAACAATAGATCTTCCATACTTAGAGTCGATAATGCTGTCTACAGATCTATTCAGCGCTCCCGTCATAGACTTCGGAACTTTGTTTCCTCACCCACAAGAACTAAAAAACACCAATTTTATAGGCCTTGATGGATGGAGTAACGATGGTCCCGGTGTTCAGTGGGATCTTGTTATTGTTGGAGAGATCCATCTAGTCGCTTTATTCCAAGATTCTTCGGCTCCTCAAACGGCATATCTTACTCAAGACTATAAGTTCTTCAAGAATTTTAGATATAGAATTTCATTTTCATTCGACGTTCCTGTTAATGATCCATCAGCAATTATTAGTAAGGTAGATCTTTATATAGGTACAGGTGCATCCAGGCAATTAATCGGGCAGCAGATACCGTTTACGTCAACTGGATCTTTCATCATAGACGAAATATTTATTGCGGGTGACGACTATGACACGATAGAGATATATGCCGAAGCAACCGTTGCAGATCCCGGGGAGAGTGCCAGGATACGCCTTCTTAACATTAAAGTGACAGATATAGCTGGCATTATAGATATTCTTCCGCAGTATTATGTGCCGTTGATTTCCTATAGCCAGGTTATCGAAAAGATCGTTACTGACGCAGGGTATTCGTTAAACTTAGATATGTCAAACCATGCATACTATGAAAGGCTTTATATTACGTATTCAAAGTCGAAGTACGAGTATCCTGATCGATTGATTGATAAAATGAAGTTCCGGGCTATAGGGTCAGGATCTCAGTTTATTTCAATAAATGATGCGGCTCAGTACATTATTGAATTCCCGAATGTCATTGAGAATGGTGAATATAAATGGTATGATGAATTACAGGAATATCAAGTTCCATCTTGGCCTTATAGTATTGAATACGTCGTTAATGCCAGAATAATAGTCGAAATAACTTTTTCAGGAGGGGCCACCTCGGCAGATTTTTATTTTACTGTGGATGGGATTTCTCAAACACTCACAGAATCAATACCATCGGTAAACGATTTATATGTCGTAACATTCTCCAGCCTTGTGATGATTACTGATCCAACGCCAAAGAATTTTAGTGTCACGGTTGGACGAGGCGGTGGAGCTGGCACGATTAATATATCAGTTATCGAGGCTGAATTCTGGTCTGATGTTGACGCAAAAGCTTTCGACATAATCAATCTGTCCGGTTTAATTTTGCCCACAAAATCTCAAAAGGATTTCATTAAAGATTTCCTCATGCGGTTTGCAATCATCACAAGCGAGAAAAATGGTATTTTGAGAATGGTGGAAATGCAACGTATTATTTCTAAATCATACGAATGTGTGGACTGGACAAATAAAAGAGACAAATTATTCCAAGAATCTATAAAGTTTGAGCCTAAGAATTATTCACAGGAAAATATTTTCGAGGATATAACGAGCGATGAGGTGTTATTCCTTGGGTCCAGTTCCACAATAGATATTGATGATGAGACTTTATCAGTATCAAAAACATTTTATACGTCCATCATGGCTGCCGTACAGCAAAATAACAACAACGGAATGCGGCTTTGCAGAATAGAATTATTTGATCTTACGGACAACTCACCTACTTATATATCGAGCCCTGCACTTGTGTATCTGAGAGAAAATAAAGACGGTGATTCTGTAGTTCTATATGGAGGATTCCCAAAAGCATCATTCTTGGTAGCCGTGTATAACGATCCATTATTCGAATTCAATACTACATGGAAATATTTTCTCGATAAATATTACCCGCTGATTTCAGCAGCTCTTCAGCGATCAAAAACTGTTCAGAGATCTTATAACCTAAGGCCATTGGATATTTCCAGTTTGGATATGTTCAGGCTTGTTAGAGATGAGGGACAACTTTATTTTATTAACTCAGTTCAGAAATATATTGCCGGCAGTCCGACAAAGATTGAAATATTCAAAGTATTATGAAAGAAGAGATACTACTTTCAATCGAAATAGATCGGGGCGACGCTGAAAAGCAGGTGGACACACTTACGAAAAAGATTGTAGAACTCACTACTGCGAATAAGAACCTGGCCTCACAGAACAAGGACCTTGAGAAGACAGGTCAGCAGAATTCACAGCAATATATTGAGAACAGTAAGCAGATTGAGATCAACAAACAGAAGATAACAGAGGCTTCGGCCAGCAGGAAGAATCTTATATCTACGATTGTTGCTGAAGACAATTCAATCAAGGCACTGAATGTTCGCAACGGGGAATTAATCAAGCAAAGGAATTTGATCAGCACGGCCACAGAAGCAGGCCGGGCCAAGATTGCCGAGATCAACCTGGAGATCGATGCAAACAATAAGGTAATAAAGGAAAACGTTTCAGCACAGGAGAAACAGCGCCTCGGCGTTGGGGGATATGTAGATGCTCTTGATAAGCTAGTCCCAGGTCTCGGCGCTACGGTAACTGGCATACAGAACGCAACTAAGGCGGCGTTAGTATTCATTGCCACGCCCCTTGGTCTCGTCATTGCCGCTATCGGTGCAGCAATCTTCGCTCTTACGTCATACTTCAAAAGCTCCGAGACTGCCCAGAATCAGTTTAACAAGATCATGGCCGTTGGCTCTGCGATCCTGGAGCAGTTCATGAATGTCGTTGAGGGAGTCGGAGAGGCGATATTTAACGCTATCTCTAATCCTAAGCAAGCTCTTATAGATTTCGGGAATTTACTTAAGGATCAAATAGTCAACCGGTTTACTGGATTCCTTGAGCTTCTCCCGGCAGTGGGTAAGGCTATTGGCCTTCTGTTTAAAGGAGAATTTGCGGCGGCCGGAAAGGTAGCGTTTGATGCCGTGGCGAAGGTTACGCTAGGCGTAGAGAATGCAAGCGACAAAATAAATGGGATGATCCAAGGGATTGGAGCATTAGTTACTGAGGGGATTCGATACGGACAACTGATTGCAGATCTTAATGCGAAGATAGATAAGGATGAACGCAAGCTTATCGTAGACCGTGCACAAATAGCGCTTGATGTTTCTAAGAAAAGGGCCGCCGCCGTTGAGCAGGAGGGTGAAGTTAGAAGGAAGACAATTCAGGAAGCTATAAAACTGGAGGAAGATCTTGCTGCTAGGGAAGTCACTTTACGCCGGGAGAGACTTGCCCTGGCAAAGGCTGAGTTACAAGCCAATGGAGACGATAAAGATGCTTTAAATAAGGTAGCTGAGGCACAGGCGGCGGTTATATCAGCACAGGCAGCAGCGTTCGATAACACGCTTCGGTTCAGAAAACAACTCGAAGCCCTGGACGATGAGGAGGCGAAGAAGACTGCGTTTTATAATGCTGAATATAAGAAGCATCAGGATGAAGCCGCTGCGGAAGAATTGGATCGTCAACAGCGTATCAGGGATGCTCTGAATGAAACGCAGGGAATGAGGCTTCAGCAGGCGGTGGATAATGCTGCAAGCCTCGAGGAGCGAATAAATGCAGAGATAGAGCTTGAAACTTTCAAGACACTCACACTTTTGGAGAATGAAAAGCTACTCGATGAAGAGCGGCAG